AAACTTTATCTGAAATAGGTAAAGGACATCCACAATCATCCAAAAATATTTCAGGATAAGGGTCTGTAACAGTTTCACCTGAAACAGTGAAACATTCATTATGAATCAAATTGTTATCAACTATATCATAAGCTAAATTAACTCCTGTCATTTCCCAATTTTGTTCAAAAAGAACTTTATAACTTTCTACATTTTCAGTATAAGTTAAAGTAGTTCCTGTAAATTCACTTGGGAATAAATTTACATACTTATAAAAATATGATAAACCTCTATCTAATTTACCGTATCTTTGAAAATAATCAATTTCGTTATCAGGATAAAATTTTGGATAACCTTCCTCATCTATAGGTAGAGTATTAATATCAAATGTAACATTTGGGTTTATAAGGTTATAATAAAATCTTAATTTATCAACGTCTACAGGTTTTTTTGCTCTGATGACATATTCATTAAAATCAACTATTTCTTGAGGAATCCCTAAGAAATTTAACATAAAATCTATAGCATTCCTTGTTCCTTTTGATTTAAATACCCAAGCAGAGTTTAATGCTAATAATCTCAATAAATCATTTGGAAGTGGTGGATTAATGTTCATGTCCCATCCTAAAGATTTAATAAAATCAAAAAGCAATGCTTCAGGCATACTATCTCTTTTTGTATAAGTTACTGAATTCAAAGTTCTAATACCTTCTATATAATAGTTGATATCGTCTAAATTTCTTCCATATACTATTAAAAGTCTATTGACTTCGCCATAAGTGGGGTATTCTGCATTAAGGTCTTCCAAAGTAACACTTTGCACACTTTCGGGGACTAATTTTCTCATTAAGAGATTACCCTTTTTATCATCAAATTTTTTAGCAAATTCAACTAAGTCTGCCACATAGATATCATAAAAAGCTGAAACTATATCAAGATTATAATCATCTGCTTTAGGAAATTGTAGTTCCAAGTTATAATCTAAAAACAATCCACCATCAACTTCTTCAGTTGTTTGAAAGATTGCGCTGAAATTATTATCTTTGTTCAAAAGATATGCTTCAAAATCATCTAAGGAATCATAAAAAAGATTTATCTCAGAATCCATAGGTTTAATATAGAATTCTTTAGAACTGTTTCCAAGGTCAAAAGGATTTCCTTTGATTTTTATTTTGACAAAATCGTTTGTAGTTGTTTGAGAAGGAGTGAAATTCAAAATAGGATATTTCACTCCATCAACTACTAATTCATATTTATTAAAATTTTTGGTTAAATTTCTTAATGAAGGAATTCTTTCATCGGGAAATTTATAGTCAGGATTGCTTTGATGATAGATTCCAAAAGGATTTGAAAAGAAACTTACATTTGCAGAAAATGTAGTTGTTTCATCAATAAAATAATATCCCGAATTAATTATATTTTGACCTATAACTCCTAAAACATTTGTTTTTGAGTATATAGATGCAGGATATGTTAAAAGAATTGTTTCTAAAGAAACTCTTACTAATTCCAAAAGAGAACTATACTTTGAAAAATACTTTGGATTTGTTTTATCCAAATAAAGTTTTAATGACTTCTCAGGATTGAATACAGTATTCTTTAAAGAAACAGTCTCTACGTTTTCTAAAGTGTAAAACGTAGAGAATTTTGGAGGTAAAAAGGTTCTTGCTCTTGGTGGATTTAAATTTGTAGTGACTTCCACTCCGCCAATTGTAGATATTACAGTTGCGGTATTATTTAGTGCTAAGTCATTAGTTTTGTGTGGAACTTCTCCTACATATTTTTCAGCCATTATAAGTTACTAATATTATTGAAATCTTTTGAAAAGTCTATTGTTTCTTTTTCTTCTTTTACTTCATACAATTTTTCTGCGCCAACCTCATCCTTGATAACATATTCAGTAAACTGTTTGTAAATCTGATTATTCTCATTATAGTAAGTTCTTGTTCCATCTGCAACAGCTTTAGTTTGATTTCCAAACAATCCAATTGCCAATGTATCAAAGTCATGTTCTACTAATTCTATTTCCAAATGAATTGGGTCAAATATTGTAGGAATCAAAAATACTTCTTGATTCGGCAATCCAATAAATGGCACTGCATTTGGTTTTACTGAAGGGGCAGAAGATGGCGTTACGGTACAAAAAACTAAAGTGCTATTATCATTCAATCGATATTTTACAGATTTCTGATTAGTATTATTCAAAGTTTCACTTATAGGTTCTACTTTGTTATTAGATGTAATAATTCTAAAAAGATTTTGAATTTTCTTTTCATCCGCACTTGTATTTGTAGTCACATACTCAATTCTATATCCAATTAAATTACTATTTTCAAATTTAGAAACATCTTCAGCAGGAATTGATGATAAATCAAATAACACCCCTCTGATATCAGGTTTTGAAGCTAATACACCGCAATCTGTAATTCTTACTCTTAATCTTCTTGGTCTTATAATAATATTATAAAATCCTTTTTTATTAAATATAGAAGTTGGTAAAATAAGATTGTATAATCCTCCAAGAATTAATCCTGAATCCGTAGGGTCATCAAGTTTTTCTAAAACTTGTGCAGGATTTAAAGATAAAACTTCAGTAGTGTTAGTTGCTCTATCAGTACTGTACATATAAAAAATTTCACAATCTTGTACTCTAAAATCAGCACTTCTTTTTGTTCCAAATACGCCTGTTGCCATTATGTTTTTTTTATTTTAATATAAATATCTAATTTCAAATTTCAAATCAAAATTTTTTTACATTAAAGAAATTTTGATTATATCTTACCAATTGTTCAACAGAATCTATTTCAGACATCCTTAAATGTCTTTCATTTACATTCACTGTTCCTCTATCAAAAAGTAATTCATTTTCAATTGTAGGCTCTGCTACAACATTTAAATATTTTTCTTCATGAATTAGAGCCATCAGCACAGTATTATAATCTCTAAAACCTTTAGTGTAATATTTGAAAGTTGTATATGGTACTTCTGAATATTCACCTGTTAAAGGATTTTGAACCAATTTATTGTATAAAAATGTTTCATAAATAATTCCTGTATTAGTAACATAATTTCCTGAATTATCTAATTGCCCTCCAATAACATAAATGATACTGTCAGTTGTAATAGTTAAAACTCCTGTGAATTCATCAGAAGGACTATCAGAAACATTTAACCCTACAACATAAGGATTATTTTGACTATACATTTGAACAAACTCTATTTGAGATTCTGTTGTACCTGTAACTAAATATTCATCAAAAGTATAATAGTATTCAACATTCAAACCTGTTTTTCTTGTGAAATAATCAGGTTCTGAATTAATTAAATCATCTGCAGCAATAAATTCTTCATTTGTGAATAAGCCTATATTCTCAAATGTCTGAGTAAAATAAATAGGAAAATAAATAAAACTTCTATCTATTTTCCCATATTTTTCATTTTTATTAACATATGCATCCGCACCTAAAGGTACTGATTCAATATGATTCCCATGTTCATCAGTATTAACAGTTGTATCTATTCCTGCTCTGATTATAGGATAATCCCTATTTATAAAAGGTTCTAATGATATTTTTTTATATATTTTTATCATGAAATTCTAATTGGATACAATGTTATTGTTAAAGTGTTACCTGTTACATTTATAGTTCTATAATTTGTTCCTGTTGATGAGTCTAAACTTGTTATTGAATAAACATTATTATTATTTATGCTCGATAACAAATATTTTACACTATTATAATTGTTATATAAATTTATAGGTAAAGTTGGGGCAAAAGGGTTCACAAAACCATCTGTAGTATCATATGCCATCAAAGGAGTGATTATACCATCTGCAGCATTGTTATATGTTGCAGTCATATAAAACTTCTTTGGATAAGATGTAGAAGTGTTTTTAAACCAATAAAGATAATAGCCTTCAGATAAGCCTTTTCTTATAGTTACAGGGTCAACCAATCTATAAGAAATCGGCATTGCCGAAACTGATAATAAATTGCCGTTTATATCTCTTTGGTCTTCGTTTAACTGATTATAAATTATCTGTTGAAACATTAATCGTTTATCAGAAGGATTTGCCGAATCATAAAAATTTAATTTAATAAAAGAATTTTTAAAACGATTTCTAAAGAATTTAACATCGCTATCTGAATAACCTAAATTGAAAGTTGAAGTAGGAATTGTATCCCCATAATAAAGAGGGGTGCTTCCAAAATTATTCAAATTTATAATAATCTCATTTATTCCATTAAAAGGATAGAATCTAACTTTTTCATAATCGTCAATAGGATTAACAGATTCACCTGTTGCATCATTAAGAAACTGATTTTCGGCAATTTCAGAATTATCCATAGGAGAAAAATTTTGTCCTATGGGAATTTTTATAAAGTTATTTTCTTGACTTAAATTATTTAAACTTAATTTATATTTTTCCATTAATCGCAGAAATTATTTGTTGGAACTACCTCTGTAAATTGTTCATTTGTGCCATCACCGCATATACCTGTAACTTTATTAATATTTTGGTTAAAATAAATATTACATGGGTCTTGCCTTTGAATAAGTAGATTTATATTATTGTAAATATAATGACAACCATTTAAAAATGGTATTGTGCTTCCATTACTAAAATCATTTGGTTCAATATCTCTCCATATATATCTACCATCTCCCATATTAACTGTATAAAAAGGTATAGTTTCAGCGTTTTCAAATTCTACATTTAAATAATTTGCAAATTTTCTAATTTGATTTTTATAATGTACTTTATAATAATATCCTTCTAAGAAATTATTAGCTTCCCTATTGACAGTATTGAAACGATGATAAGCAACCTCTAAAACCCTTTCAAGTTGTGAAACTTTGTTATACTCAATAATATCTCCAAATAAATAATCAGTTATAGCATTTACATTACTTTCAATAGAATCATTTAAGCTAATTGAAGTGATAGTATTGATATCGTATTCAGTATTTATTGTAACAGTTTTAAGACCACTTTCCACTAAAGTCCATACTTGACCTCCACTTGGATAATAATCTTGTCTCTTTGCAAAGGAAACATAAACTTCAGTCAATGGTCTTCCTAAATAATCAAGGTATAAATTTAAATCAATATCTTTTTTGAAATTATATGAGAAAATTTGGTCGTTATATATATTGGTTGCAAATGCAGTATTATAAAGCTCAATATCGGATAGTTTCGTTATTTTTTCAAACCATCTTCCATGATATTCAGATTCTTGCCCATCAATAACTTTTTTGAAAGAAGTTCTTGTATTGGCAAATACATTAGCAGGTGGTGCAGGAAATACAGGGATAACGTAATCAATGATAAATGTATTTGATTCATAAGTACCATCTCCAAATCCTAAAGCATAAACATTAAAAGTTCCTTCGTATCCTGTATCTGTTGCAGGTAAAATTGGATTACTTCTTATGATTATTTCATCTCCTACGGATAAACCATGATTAATTGAACATATTAATGCTGTCATTGGTCTATCATCAATAGTGACAGTTGTTCCTGAATATATCGCAATTCCATCACTTAAAGGAACACCATTAAACTCTAAAGCAACTAAATCAATTTCTTTTGGATAAGTTAACCAAATATTCCAATTATTTTCCCCATCAAGATTATATGGATAAAATCTATCAGGTACAGGCTCTAAATAAACTTTATCACAGGAAATAGTATCTCCTGTATTATTATAATAAAACCAACCATCTTTTTCTTTTAAAATTTCATCCTGAGTAAAAACATATTCATCTGTTGAATCAAGTTCTCCTGTATCATAATCCATTAATGCTAATACGTTTTGATATGATTGAGCTCCATCCCAATTGAATAAAACATTTGATGCTACAGTATTTATATTACCAAGAAATCTGTATATAGTAGAATTTTGTCGTTCAATGCTAAAATAATCAGGAACATTTATTTCCTCATCAATAGGTTCAATTGGAACAAGGTTATGCGTTTGATGAAAATCTTGTTTCAATTGAATGTCAAGATTTACATCATTTTTTGATTTAAAGGAGTTTAATACTATTCTTTCGTTAGATTCCATTTTTTAATCAATACATCTGTCAAAATAATTTTTTCTTAATTTATCTAAAGAAGACTGTCCTTGCCTTATACCAAAATACATATAGTATGGTGGCATTTTTTCTGATGGTTTTGCTGCATCATCAAATCCTGTACATTCATCTATTGTAAATTCTAAAATATCATTAGGGTCAGTATCAAGTGAAACTTCTTCTACATAAGAAGCTAATGGGTCATCCGCAGGAATTTCAGTTGATGTATAAGTTCTTGAAACACCATAATAATCAAAATTCTCACATAATAACCTTCTCAAAACTATATCAGCCCTATCAAAAATTATAATTCCATTATTTTCATCATAATCAGGTACATATTCATTAGCAGGAGATAATGCACCAACTAAGTTATATTGTTCACCATCATCGCCAATCAAAATTGGGTTATCTCCTGCCTCAGCAAATGCTATTTCGATACCTGCTTGACTCATTAGTTGAGTTCCATATCTATTTATAGGACATGAAGTAAAACAATCAGAATAATCATATAATACCCCTATTCCATCGTCTTTTTGATAGGTTGTAGATTCTAAACTATTAACTACAAAAGGTTCTCCATCTCTATCACATGTAACCATACTTCCGAGTTCAATTAAATTGGTAGCAAAAAGTAAATTATATTTTTCAGCAACTGTTAAAGTGTTAGCACTCAAATTTGCATTTGTAACAGTATTTATATCAATATCATGTCTTGCAGCATAATATAATATTCCATCATATTCAATTACTAAACCTCTTCCTTGTTGTTGTGATTGTTCAGGGGAATATATTTCAGTCATTTCCCACAAATTAACATCTTCATTACAAACTGAACGAGGTTCATCATTGAAAATATAACTTTCTGCAATATATGCATTATAACATCTATTTCTTCTACGTTTATAATTAGGGTCTTTTTCAGGTGGTGATGTTGGGCAAAATGCAGAAACACTAACATTTGGAGCTCTACAATTGTAATCACAATATCTTTCAAGAGATTTTCCCTTCTTTTTAAATTTAGATTTATAATCAAAAAGTCTTGAATACAATGAACCAATAACCCAATCATTATAAAAATCAAATTTAACTATTCCTAAGTTTTCTGCTAAATTTTCTTTTACACAGTTTGCCCAATCATAAACATTTTCATAGGTAATACCATTAGCATCACATGTTAATTCAATTATTGAAATAGGGCAACTATCACATTCACCTTCACAATCTGAAATATCAAAATTTTCACAATCAACAGTAATACCATCTACTACTGTTACGGTTTGAAATGCATCATATGAAAATCCAAAAGATTTAGGGCTTACTGCACCTAAATCTATTGCAGGAATTGTAAATACTTCTAAAGTTGGAAAGGTTGAATTATATGGAAAATACAAATCACCCTCATTAGGGTTAAAAACTTGTATATTTTGTAATTGCCCATCTGCATTGATAGTCACTTCAAATACAACTCCACCTCCATTTCCTAATCCATATGTATACATTGTGTCATCAATTCCACTATAGGTTGCAGCAGCAGCATCTGCAGGGTCACTTAAAATAATAATTTCTTGTGGAGTTAATGTAAATGCAACACTTGTAGCAGTTCCCCAAAATGCAGGATTAACATATGAAGCAGGAGTTAATGTAAGTGTATAATTTGTACTATAAGTTGAAGGAATAGTACCTAAACCTGATTGATTAATAATAAGTACTTTAGATAAATACCCACTTCCATCTGTTTGTAATATAAATTGATAACCTGTATTTGTTGGTACAGGGGATATTGAACTGAAATTTCCACTCCCTACTGTAGCTGTTTGACTTATACCTAAAAGTCCACCACCATCAACAGTTATTGCTATAGAAGGAGGCAACAAAGTTGTGGGACTTGGTTTAAAAGAATAAGATGAGCTTGATGTAGTGCCATCATCACTTGCATCATAACATACTGCACATTCTATACAATCGGGACATGGAGAAGTTGCCGATGGTAGCCAAGCAGGAGGAAATGAAGGACTTGGAGGCTCTTGTAGACCGCTTTCCAATTCAAAACAAGCATTGCATCTACACGCACCTCTTTTTGCACTATTTCTCCAATGTTTTAAATAACATACAAATTTTAAAACAACACCAAATACAATTAATCGAAGTAATCTATTTATAATATTGATAACAAATGCAAAAAACGTAATAAAAATACAAAGAATTGTAAAAAGAAATGTTGGATTTAAATCTAATCGATTAAAAGGAAAAGACTGCGTATTTTCACATTCTCCAATATCTTTTATTCCTGTATGCAATCTTGTTGCACTCCCTGTAGCTTTTTGGTATCTTGGAATATAATTTGTGACAGTATAAGTCTTCTTCCAACGCATATCAAAGAAATCAAAATCTTCAGTGTCGCTACCAAATTGATAATTATTATACATATTTGGTATTAAATAATGCGCACTTCTAAATTTTATAGCATCTTTTTGTTCATCCAATGCCATTCTAAATCTTACTTTAGCAGTTGTACCAATTCCTACATTTGGGTCTTCAGAAAGAATTAAATTGCCAAATTCATCCGTAACTAATTTAGTTAGATTCATTGGAACAGTAAATGCCCAATTTCCATTTTCATCAATTTGCTTAGATTCAATTTCCATGTATTCAACTTCATTAGAAGTATCAGATACTCTTCGAATCATCTCTATTCTACCTATACCTGTTGCTAAATCGCAGTTTTTACCTACAGTCTTCCTTGGCTGACATTTTTTTCTAATGGAGGATTTTTTTGAATCTGTAAATATAGAACCAAAAAATGTTGCATTAGGAATAATCTCGGTATTCAAATTAAAATCAACTCTATTTATTCCTATTTCGTTTTCTTCTAAATCTCCCCAAAAAGGTAAAACATTTACAGCATAGTCATTTGATTGAACTTGCACTAAAGAAGCTAAATCAGTTCCTGTTTTAAATGTAGTTTTTGATTCAAATAAATTTTCAGTATAACCTTGCTCAATTAAATCATAAGGTTTTAAAGAAACATAATCTATATTGCTGTAATCTACATCCATATGCATATTTTGGTTTCCTGTAGGAACACCAAAAATCATAAAATCCCCTGCGAAATTCGTAGAGGTTGTAAATTTATAATATTTATCATATATTTCAAGCCATACATCATTATCTAATACTTTCCTTTTATTTGGAAAAGTTCCAACAGGGTTATGGCAGGGTCTTTGAGCGGTATCTTCTAATAGATTATACCTTACTCCATCAAAATTAGTGTCTTTTGTTGTTTGATAAGGGTATAATTCTTTTATTAAAGGATTGGTTTCATTAGCATCCAAAGGAATAAAAACAGAAACTTTAGCATTTGGAATACCAAATCCTCCATTTGCAATAACTCTCCCCACAATAACACCATAGTCCGCTGCAAATTTTCTATATACATCGGCTTGAGTTAATCTTAATGATAAAATTTCAAGAAAATCAAATGAATGTTCAAGTTTAACTTTTACATACTTGTCTCCATCATTCGGTTTCGTCTGTATTCGTATGTTCCGTGACATTCTTTTGTTTTTTTGTATTTTTTCCGTAAACTGCTATGTAAAATACATACACTGCAGCTAAATTTATAATTGGTGTTAATGCACAAACTAATAAAATTAAAAAGAAGAAAAATTTTCCTAATCTTCCGCTAAAGATAGCTTGATTTGTTGTTGCATTTGCAACCAATTCACTAAAATCACCATTTTCATTACTGTTTAAACTTTGTTTCAGTTTAACATTCTTTTTTTTGTTACAAGTACTACAAGCCATAATTTTAAATTGAGAATCTTATTTTAATATCCTTTTCAGGGTATTTTATTTCAAAAATTTCATCGTAATCCGAAAATATTGCATTTTGACCCAATAAATCAATTTGACCTGTTGTTGCATCAGTCAATGGTTGACCTGTTGTGTTCAATGAATATATACCAAATCCGACTTTATTATAAACTCTAAAATCAATAACATTTAATACCCCTCCTATACTGTTTATAATTTCAACAAGTTGTGATAAATAAATGTCTTGACCCATTATTAAATTTTGTTCCTGAATGAAATTACTTGCAGCATTTATTACTTCTGAAGCAATTTCGTTTCTATTGAAGTTAGGGTCAATAAATAAATCAAATTCAAAACCAATATTCAATATTTTACCATCCTTAACTGAAATATAGTCATTCAAAGATTTGAATTTTGAAAGATACGTTGAAAGATTTTCTTTCATTGTATTGGTTGATTGATTTGTCAATTTCCCATCTGAATCAACCCCAAGAATTGATATTTCGATTTTATTTGCAATCTTAGCTACAGAAGCTTTATATGGAACACCAAATTTACCACTCATTTGATAAATCCTTGAATAGTAATCCTGAAGAGTAATACATCTATTTTGAGCAGCGAAATTGTATCTTACAATATTTCGCATTTCTTCTACAGAAGGCTCATCTGAACCTCCAAATGCAGGTAAAGGATTATTTACTGTTAAAGAAGATTTTACTCTTTGATTTGTACCATTATTTTGACCTGTAACGAAAATAGTATAATTTCCTAAAGAAGTAAGTGTATTAACACCAATATTACTTGTTAAACCTCCACCTACTCTATATTTTACAAATAAAGTTGAATTAGCTTTAGGAATATCTCCTAATGAGTTATCGAATACATAATCTTGTATTGATTTCAAAAATACATCTGAATCAGTTACATATTCGCTTGAAGTAGAAGTATCTTGAACGCCATTACCGAATCTGATAGTGACAAATCCTCTATCAGAATATTCATACATAAATCTTCTTGTAATTGTTTCCCAACTTCCCACCAATACACCTTGCTTATCCGAAGGAAGCAATGGTTTCTCTATGAATATTTTACTTTCTGCCAACGAATCAACATTGTACCAAAGATTATTTGGGTCAGTTTGTTCAGACAATGTTGGAAGTCTTTGATAATTTGTTCCATCTAAAGAAATAATTGATTCTACAGATAATACATCACTATCAGGTAAATCTATTTCAAAGAATTTTGTAACTTCACTTGAAGTGATAGCTCTTTTGAAAAACTTAGTTTTTCCTGCAACAACTAATTCCCTCTTAGTCAAAGTATAAGTTGCTATTCCACCTGTATTATCTACATTTGGAATAATAATTCTATTAGATACGCCTTGAGCGTTATAAGGTGAAGAAAAGTCAATATCATATAATGTTTCAAAAGATTGGCCGCCACCTAAAACTTCAGCACCTCTAATAATCAAAGGAGCATAATTCAAATCAAAAGTATCAGAATTTGTAGGGACTTCTACACTAAAATCACAAATAGTTACTGCAGGTCTTTTGTAAGGAACTCTAAGCCCAAATGTTCTTGCTAATGCTAAAATTGAGCGTCTTTCTTGAGCATAGCTAATCAAGTTTTCTTGAGCTACTTTATCAATATTAAATGAAAGCATATCGCCTAAAGCTGCATTCAACTCTATCAAAAGCATACCTATTGAGGCATCATCAAATTCTGTATAAGTATTAGGAAAATGTTTTTTAGTATAATTAATTAGTTCTGCACGGATTCCTGCAAAATCTCTTGTATAATAATTAATTTTCTTTTGCATGTCAAATTTTTCTAATAAATATCTAAAAACCGATTTTATATTAAATTATGTAAAAATTGGAAAAACTAAATTTTTTTGCTATATTTGTAAAATAAAAATAAAAATTATGAACGTATTAAGAATAAATGAAAATCCTTTAAGTTTCTTAGGAGATATACATGGTAATTGGAGCATAATTCAAAACCATTTTGAAAAAAATGATATTTCAAATACAAATCTTATTCAAGTTGGTGATTTTGGTATAGGCTATAAAAAGAAAGATGAGGAATCAAGTCTATTAAAAGAATTATCTTCAAATTTAAAGAAAAGAAATAACTTTTTATATATCATCAGAGGAAATCATGATGACCCAAGTTATTTTCAAGCATCAAATGTAGATTTATATTCAAATATTATCTTTTTACAAGATTATTCAATTCTTCAAAATAGTATTCATAATATCCTTTGTGTTGGAGGAGCTGTTTCTATAGATAGAAGAGTTTCAAAAGAACAAAGTATAGTTATCGGAAGAAACTTATGGTGGGAAGATGAAAAATTTGATTATAACGAAGTAGAAATCGATAACATTCTTGAGAAATTACATATAGATATTGTAGTTACTCATACAGCTCCTAAGATTTTTTATCCACAAAACTTTAATAACATTGTAAATCACTATGCAAAAGATGATGCTATGTTGATTTATGATTTGACACTTGAAAGAAATTTGGTACAAAATCTCTATGAAAAATTTTATGATAAAATGATGCCTCAATATTGGTTCTATGGGCATTTTCATGCTTCAAAAACTGAAAATGTTGAAGAAAAAGTTATAGCAAAACTGCTAAATATTGAGGAATTCTACTATTTATAATGAAAAATAATGGAAATATCATGTGGCTTTGTAATTTTTCACGAACCATCCAATAGTGTCCTTATGGGTAGAGCAACTCGTTCAGGAAGTGAATGGTCTATCCCAAAAGGAAAAAAAGAAGATGAAGAAAATGATTATCAAACAGCTTTAAGGGAACTAAAAGAAGAAACTAATGTTGATAGCGAATATATCAAGAAATGTAAAGTTTATCGATTGGATGCTTATCCTTATAAAAGTAGAAGAAAAATTTTAAAACCGTATTTAGCAATAGCATCTAATAAAAAATGTAAGGATTTAAAATGTAATTCTTTTTTTGATACCGAAGAAGGCGAATCTTTGCCTGAATTTGATAAAATAGAATGGGTAGATTTTGATTCAATTCTTAAAGGAATGTTAAATATCCATGATACCCAAATGAAAATGTTTTTAGAAGTGAAAAAAATTGTTGATTCTTTAGAACTTTAAAATAATGGGCAGAAAGAAAAAAGAAATTCTTATAGAAGAGCCTCCTAAAAGTAAATTTCAAGATATTAAAGTAGGAGATTTGTTTCTATGTGAATTTAAAACCTACAAATATGTCATTGAGGTTGAATGGGAAAAAAGAGGTCACTTTTGGTTAAACATACAATATTTGAAAAGTAAAATTTCTAAAAGTAAAAAACAGGAAGAACAATACGGATTCCTTGCTACCATAGAATCTGCTCATAAAACTGTTGAAGAAAAGTCTTATGAGAAAATAAGCAGAAATCTGTACAAAAAATATTTGACTGAAGGCATTTAAAGGTCTCCAAAAAAAATTTAATAAATATCTTTTGGTTTTAAGAAAAAAGATTTTATCTTTGTTGTGAATTTCTCCGATTTTCTCAATTGGGTAGTTATTTATAAAAAGCAAAAAATAGCAAGATGCAAAAAATATCAACTTTTGAATGTTTAGATAAAAGTTCGAAACCCATTGGTAGCTTTACCATAGATGAAGCATTAAATTATATAAAAGATAACCCAAAGAAAGATTTAATTTCGGATTGTAAATTTAATCCTGAAACAGGTGGCAAAAAAAACCCTTTGATAAAATTCAAAGATAGACTTTGGGATTCTAAAGAAAGAGAATTTAAATTTGTCGGAAGAAATTATTATACTCATGTGAAACAAAAAGAATGTATTGTTGTCACATGGAACTGCTTTGTAGAAGAAAAACGAATGAAGGATAAAATTCAAGCTCCTTCAGGATATATTTATTGTGATGTTGATGATTTTTCTAAACTGATAAACTCAGGTAAAGCTGCAAATAATACTGAAGCTAAAGACTATGTAAAAAAACAACTTTCTTCAAACAGTTTGAAATTTGTTAAAGCTGTTTGGGATTCTTTTGGCGGAGATGGATTAGGCTTTCTTGTGAAAGTTACAGATATTAATTTGAATAACTTTACTTCTACTTGGAAAGCATTAAATGAGATGTTTTTACAATGGAATATTGTAATAGACCCACAAACAAAAGATATTACAAGATGTAATGTCTTACCATATGACACAACAATTTTTATAAGAGATGAACAAAATATTATTCCTTTTGATGCAGTTGAACCTAAAACTGAAAAATTTATTACTATCGAAACAAGTGGAATTCCTTTGGAAATTGTTTCAGATGTTCTAAAGTATGAACTAAATTCCCTATACAGAAAAGATTCCTCTTGGTCTAACAATCATATATCTTACAAATTTTATTTTGATTACTTTGTATTCTGTAATCAAATGGGTATTGATTTGGATGATGCTTTGAATTATTTGATTGAAAATGTCAACAACTATCCTGCTTTATTTAAGCATAGGGATATCCATGCAGTAAATTCTGAAATAGTTTCAAATATTAAAAAATATTATAGTAATCAATTTGGATTAAGAAAGATTGTTTCTAAAGATAAAGATTATACTATCTATTCCATATATAAGCAATATTCAAGCGATATAGATTTAAAACTTGAATATACTTGGAATAACATTAAAGGAAAACTGTACGAAAAAAATAAAAAAATAAGCATGTTTGTAAGAACTGCTAAAGAGCATGGTATTCTTAAAAAACCTGTTCTTAAATTCTTAGAGGCAATTCTTGATTTCGATGATTCTTTATATAAAATAGTTGATAAAATCTATGGGGATAGTAATATTCTCTTTGGAGTTGTAAAAGTTATCAATGAAGAAGGATTAAAATCCAAAAAGGAATCATTTATCAAATGGGCTAATGAAAACTCAATGAAAGTTCTCGAAATGGGAACTTTTAGTGGAGACTTGAATAAAACTCTTAACAAATTAGTTGATGAGGCTAACAATATTTTCCAATCTATTTCAAATGAAAATATTTACCATTACTTCAACTACTATTATAAGAATTCAAAATCTTACGCTATTTCAAAAGAAGATTCTTTGAATCATTTCTTAGACATTATTTCAGATGAAAACTTTAACGATATCATTCGTATCAATAATAAGATTTCTACTTTTGAAAAGAAAAACTTCATTCAGAAATTGAAGTCTGTTTGTGATTTTGTTTCAAATGAAATTTACCTTAATGACACTTGGAAATTTGGATTAAGAACTATCAAAGTTTTAACTCCTGAAAAAATCCGCTCAAGATTCAATATAACTGAAGAATATTTTTTAGAGAATGGTCATTATATAAATGAACTCAATATTCCTGATAGGGACAATCAAGTTATTTGGGGTAATACAGGTCAAGGAAAGACAACTTGGATATGTGAGCACACAAAAGGAAAAAGATTGATTCTCGTGCCAATTATCCCACTTCTAATGAATATTGATAACGATTATAATGCTTCAGTTTTCTATAGAGATAAAAAGAATGTACATGAGGGTGATGAACTTATTGTATGTACATATAGCAGTTTCCCTAATTTGTTGAAACAAATGAAAAAATGGGAAAATTGTAAGGTTTCTGATTATGCATTATATATCGATGAAGAACATAATAATGCCGTAAGTTCTAATCCTGAATTTAGAGGATTTGAATTAAATTTTATCGTTGATAATATGCATCTTTTCAAAAGTAGAAGATTGCTCACAGGAACAAAGTTTCCTGTATTGCATCCTGCTTTCAATGATTTTGAAATTGTCAGAGTGAATTGGAAACAGACTCCTGTGAAATCCTGCACTCCTGTGAAATATACAAATATTCTTTATGCAATAGAACAAAATCTTTCCAAGAAAGGTAAAAATTTGATTTATCTTCAAAACAAAAAAGAAGAAGGTCAAATGGGTGCTTTGATGGACTACCTTATTATGAAAGGTTGGAACAAAAAGAAAATATGGTGTATCAATGCAGATGAAAAGAACAGTGAAAATTTTAACAAATTGATGAGAAATCAAGCTGTTGATGACGATGTTCAAATTGTAATCTGTACTTCAGTTATTGTGGAAGGGGTTAATATTAAAAATGATGACTTCAAAACGGTACATTTTATGACTTCTGAAAGTTCTATCAATATGGAACAAATGGTAAATCGTTTGAGAAGTATCTATACCAAAAGTATGGATTCTGATTCGATGATTTATATCTATAATCCTATTGATGCTGTAAGAGAAAAAGATACAGACCATGTGGATGTTATCGAAGTTCAAAAGAAACTTATTGAAACTGCTGAAAGAGGATTAGAGCTTTTTTCTAAAGCTTATATCACAGGCGATAGTTTAAGTTATAAATCAGGTATAAAAGTTTTTAACCAACAATTGTTCGGTAAAAGTGGGCTATATAGAAATAACAATGGCGTTTGGGAAATAGATTATCTTTCTATTGCAAATATGGCTTATAAAGAAGAAAAAATCTATGCCAATAAGAACATAGAATTCATGCAGATATTATTACATGAATACAATTGGCAATTTAAAGATGAAATAATTATCAGTGAAGAAATTAATTCTGCAGAATTAGAAACTATTAAGAAATTAAAAGCTGAAAGAAAAGAAGGATTACAACAAGATGTTCTTCAAATATTAGAACAAATCAGAAATGAAGGTGAAATTGAATGTTGTAACAAAGTTGAAGATGATGTAGTATTTGAATTGGAAAAACTTCCAAGACCTACTTATCAAGTCAATTTAAGAGCTAAAGTAAAATATCTATGTAATAATATGGAATTTGATTCTGCTTGCGATTTGGTAGAAGAGTGGATAAATGACCATAAAATGAGCGATAGGATTTGGAATAAAATTACTCGCCAAATAACAATACAGCTTACAGGAAAATTGAAATCTTTTGATAAGGCAAAAGATAATACTTCTGAGTTTGCCAAAGAATTGATTGCTAAATTCAAGACGCTCAAAAAAGATAAAAAACATCTTAGTTTAGATGTAAAAAGTATCAAAGACCTTGTAAATAATATAAAGATAAAACTTAAAGATAACCTTTGCGGAGAAGAGGAATCTGTAAAAGTTATAAAACAGTTTTTTGACGTTGAAGAAATTTTAGAAGATGATGGTATTCATTATCAAATAAATGGTATTAAGATTATAAATGAAGTTGCAAGTTTCACTTGGAAGTTGCAAAAATGGGCTAATGAATTATATGAAAATGGTAGAGCTATAACAAATGAAGAATTGGCTAATAGACTAAATAAATTCAGAAGTGATTTACCTATCCTCAGTATGTATAAACTTAATAGCAGAAACTCTATGAGATTGATTCATGACTATTATGAATTTGAAAGAGTTGGTTCTAAGAAAGTAAAAAATAAAAATGTGAACACTTATGCTATTACCAATCTTTCACCAAAAGAAATTTCCAAATATGAAATTATTCCTTTGAGAAAAGTGGATTTAGCTAATAAACACTTAGAGGATATGACTGATGAGGAAAGAAAAGTATGCCTTATGGAAGACTCTATGAACAATCTTAATTATCAAGTTTGCATGAAAAATGATGAGTATGCTCTACCCTTTTGATATTTATATTAAAAGTGTTTGAAAGGTAGAAAATCTAAAAGTAAAACTTATGTTATAGGTGATATACATGGTGCTTATTTACCTTTGGAAGATTTGTTAACCAAAGGAAATATTAATAAAAAAGATGATAAAATAATCTTCATTGGGGATTTAGCTGATGGACTCCCTGATTTTGATAAATGCTTAGAACTGTTGTTATCTTTTGACAACTTTATACCCATCATAGGAAATCACGATTTTTTCCTTATGGAGTTTCTTAAATATGGAACAATAAATGAAGAATGGATTCCTTCAGGAGGAGTAAGCACTATTGAGAAATTAAATAATCCTCACATAATTTCCAATCTAAAGACATATTTTTCAAAAGCTGACTACTATCATGTACATGATAACAAAATCTTCTTACATGGAGGATTTAACCCTAAGAGAGCTATAGATTCCCAAAGAAGAAGAAAGTTTTCTTTGAATAGAAAACTTTACTCCCTTGCGAAGACTTATCATCAACAAAAAAGAAAAATTCCTGTATCATTTAAAGACACAGGAATTATTATCGATGAAATTTTTATCGGTCATTCCACAACAAGAAATTTTAAACCTGATTTTGTATCAAACCTTATTAATGTTGATACAGGTATAAAATGTGGTGGTAAATTGACTCTTATGGATGTTGATACAAAACAGTATATCCAAAGTAAAAATACTGAATATTATTATAAAAAATAATTCAATATTCTAAAACATTAAGATATTTATTAGTAAAAATATTATGAAGATTACACTAAGAGAACTCAGACAAATTGTAAAAACAGTTATTAAAGAAGAGAAAAAAAGTATTAAACAGGAAAATGTAATTAATGCTGTTAATGCAAAATTACAAGGAATCGCTGCAGGTTTAGGTGCACGTCTTAGGACTGACAAAAATAATGCTCAAATCCAAAAATATGCAACACAGGTACTTACAAGGTATAGTAATGTTTCAACAGCATTAAATAGTGGATTGATTGAAGTTACTAAATTTAAACAAGCCATATCTGCTTTGCAAACTAATGGTGCTCCTGAATATAAAGCGCAAATTGATACATTACTTGCTACATCCGATGAATATTTAAATGCCATACAAACTATAAGAGCTGCAGGGATGAAATTTTATAGTTTAGTTGCAGGAATGCAAAGAAGCGCAAACTCTCAAGGTTTAGCTAATAAACAAGCTGCAACGGCTCAGACTACAACTCCTGCTGCAGGTACTACTCAGGCAAAATAACCCCCTTTGAAATAGTATTTCAAAGTCGATGCTCCCTCTTTCAAGGGAGCATTTCTTTTTTAGAATAATATTTTTAATTCATCATTATCTTTCAAAATTCCATCAGTGATAGAATATCTTATTTGAAGTCCAATAAGATTTTGAGATTCGCTAACATCCAATTGAACGTTTTCAATTTTTACATCTGTTAAGTATTTCTCAACAGTATTAATGATTTCTTGCCTCACTTGATTGTAAGTCATTTCATCCATAGGCATAAATAGAAACTGTTCAATATTTAAGCCGAAGTCAGGTTTGTAAAGTCTTTGGTTCTTTTGAGTGGTAATAAGGAATGCAATTTTGCTTTTCAATTCATCCTTATCATTTTGATTCATTTTCAAAAACTTTCCTGTCAAGTCCTCTTGATAAGGAAATGTTATACCTAAATTATTTATATCCGCCATATTTTAATTATTTATACCAAGGTTCACCGTTCTCTTGTTGCCAACATTCATTGTTTTCCATTTGCCAACATTCTTGGAATCTGTTACGAAACAAATCAACGAAACGCTGAGTTTCCTCATTGTTTTCTTTACCTAAAAGATTTTTAGTGTTCTTGCCATCACAGACAGCTCCACTACATTCATTTACATTATAGTATCCCATATTGTTCTTTTAATATAAATATAAATGTTCAAAAAAAAAGGGAGATAATTTCCATTATCTCCCAATATTTTTATGAGGAACAACCAAAACAGTCAAAAGGAGAATCTTTAGGCTTCGTTGGAACTATTGTTGGAGCTTCAGTCTTTTCATATTTTGAAATATCCAAAGCAAGATGTTTTGCCCCTGTTGAAATCGCTTTTGTTCTAAGGTAATAACATAAGGTCTTCAATCCTTTTTGCCATCCATGAAAATGAGCTGAAGTTATTTTTGATAAAGTCGGATTTGACATATAGATATTCATCGATTGAGATTGGTCAATAAATGGAGCTCTATCTGCAGCCATATCAATAAGCTCCCTTTGAGAGATTTCCCATATCGTCTTATACTTTTTAATCAAATGTTCAATCCTTTTTACCTTTGAATCATACTTTTTATCTTCAGGGTCTAAATAGCTATTGAAATTAATATTTTGAATTGAACCTTCATTCATAATAATATCATTTTTCAACTCTTCACTCCAAATGCCAATCTTTTCAAAGTCTGATATCAAGTATTTATTTACTATCAAAATTTCACCTCCAACAACCCTTCTGTTGAAGATAGCCGAATGAGCAGGTTCAGTCATTTCATAAGAACCTGTGATTTTTGCAGAACTATTATGGCTAACACATCCATTTTCTGTAACATAGTGATGAACATCTTCAACTTCAATGTCCCATACAGGTTGTGTCTCTTCTAATTTAGTGATTTTTCTAATTTTCATAATTTATATTGTTTTGAATTAAAAAATTTTTTAATTTTTGTTGATTATAATCGTATCCATCCTCTTCCCATAAAATTAAAACGTTAAATCCATTTTCTTTTGCAGTATTTATTTTATTTTTATCTTTTTCAATAGCTTTTTTTGCATCAATTTTTTTATTAGAGAAATTCTTAATACAATCTTCTATAGAGTATTTTTCCCAATTTGGATGCCATGCTTTACCATTGTATTCTACAATTATTTTTTTACTTTTTATTGTAAAATCATAAAAATAAATATTGTTTACAGTTTTTATAAAAAATTCTTTAACGCCTTCAATCCCTAAGAATATATCATCTTTATCGAAAATATTATTATCAATTAAAAAAGTATAAAGAGGCTGTAGTATTTTTAAACTTGCTTTACTCGCTTTTAAAAATTTTACCTTTAGATTTTTTTGAGTTTCAATATAATTAAAAAGTGCTTCATCAAAATTATTGTATTTAGTAAGAAAAAAGTTTAAAGACTTGTTATCAGAAGTTTTACATTTTTCTTTATATTTGATTAGTCCTTTGTCACCATATTTTTTAATAAAAAATTCTAAACTGCTGCTATCTTTTCTTTTATTATTTTTTTTATATTCTTCTGTTGCAATTTCGAGGTCATTATATTTTGATAAATAGTAATTCAAACTACTGCCATCTTTTTGCTTCTTTATTTCATTCCATATAATATTACCTTGTATTTCTCCATGTTTTTTTATTAGGAAATCTAAATTAACAGTAGTTTTTTCTATTCTCTCTTTAAATATTTTTTCTGCAAGAGTAATATCCCCATTAGATTTTTTTAATGCCCAAGATTTTGATGAAGAATCTTTACTTGTGTATTTTATCCATTTTTCTTCCCATTGTTCACCATATCTCTTCTTAAAATTACTAATAGTATTTTTACTTTTTTCTACATACTCATTATACTTTTCAACACCTTTAATTTCTCCATATTTTTTTATAAAATTATCAATGGTGGTTGATTTTTTATTTTTATATTATAATATTTTGAAAATTTATTTTGTTGTTGAGAGAATTTTTCTAATCCTATTTTTTCCCCATACATTAATGTTAAGAATGTCTTACTATTTGAGTCATTTGGGTTAGTTAATTTGTAGCTTATAAATGAATTTAATCTATCAATATCTATAAAATTTTTGTTGTTTGATAAGTATTTTGAAATACTTCTAATACTTTTTTTGTGGCTAACGAAAATATTAATTAAACTTTCAGGAGTTAATGTATTATCATTAATTTCGAAAATTTTAAAAATTTCATAAACATCGCCATTAATATCTATAGATTCATCTTCTAAGCTTATAAAAAAATTAACTAACCCATTAACTGTTTTAATGTTACAATTATTAAATGATAAATTACTCATACTTTTTATATATAAATATTCTCATTTAAAAAAATATAACACGCAAATGGCAGACCTTATTCATTAATGTTTATAATGTCATCATTTTCTAATAAATCTTTCACTTTCACCCAAACTTTTTCACCATCACGATTCACTAAAAATTTATGTTCAGAGCTACATTTGAAATGTGTACCATCTTCCATTTCAATGTCAAAAATTTCTGCATGACCATTATAGTAAATTTTATTTGAAGCAGAATATCCATCAATAGTTTTAACATTAATAGGATTTTTGAAATCAAACCAAATTCCACCTTCTTTATTACTTTCAATAGAATCTACATCTATATCATTCATTTCACAAATTTCTCTGAAAGACATAATTCCATTTTCAGTTATGATTTTGGTATCAGAAGTTTGACAAGCTACAGGCATTTGTGCAGTAGTCAAAGAATTGCAAACTCCATAAGTAACAACATCATTTCTTAAAGAATTCCAATCCCATTTCCCTGATAAATCTGATTCATTTAACTCCCACATATCCCATTGGAATATACCTTTTGATATTGGAGAACCTTCAAAATATTCATAAGGCTTATAAATATTATTCTTACAAAGTTCCATACTTTCAGTGATAGCAGCATGATAAATTGTTTCAAATATTTCCTTATTCAAAGTCTTTGCTTCATTTGAAGTAAACTCATAGTCCATTAGATAAAATACATCTGCCAAACCTTGAGTTCCTATTGCAATAGCTCTTTGACTCAATCCACCTCTTTCACCTTTTTTTGTAGAATAATTATTGATATCAATAACCTTATTAATAGCTCTAATTACCTTTCTCACTTCAGAATGCAATAATTCAAAATTGAATTTTCCATCCATAATGAAGTTTTTCAAAATCATTGATGAAAGACTGCATATTGCAGTAAAGTTAGATTCGTCACTATATTGCACAATTTCTGCACAAAGGTTTGATTGTCTGATAGTTCCAATATTTTTTTGATTACTTTTCTTGTTTACATTATCCTTTGATAAAAGATAAGGAACACCTGTTTCGATTTGGGATTCAATGATTTTATTCCAAACCTCTTGAGCTTTCACTTGTTTCCCAAGACCTAATTCAATTGCCTTTTGATAATTGGCTTCATATTCCAAACCATAACAATCTTGAAGAGGTTTGATACCTGCTTTAACAACATCATTAGGACAAAATAGATACCAATCAGAGTCTTCTTTTACAGCTCTCATGAAATTATCAGGAATCCAAATGGCAGTGAAAAGGTCTCTTGCTCTGAGTTCTTCTGCACCTGTATTCTTTTTGATGTTCAAGAGGTCAAAGATATCTTTGTGCCAAGGTTCGATGTAGATTGCAGCCGAGCCTGGCCTCCTTCCCTGTTGATTAAAAAATCTCAACGATTCATTAACAATTTTAAGATATTTTAACAACCCTCCTGCAAATCCTCCTGAAGAACTCAATCTACTTTCTTTGCTTCTAATATTTGACATACAAAGACCAATACCTGCAGCATCCGCAGAATAAGTTGAAATATCTCTCATTGTATCCAATAAACCTTCTCTTGAATCCCCATCATTAAAATGAAGAACACATGATGCTAATTGAGGAATTTTTGTTCCTGAATTAATCATAATAGGAGTTGCAGGTGAAATCAATTGAACCGATAATGATTTATAGTACTCAATAGCCTCTTCAAAGGAATTTGTAATCCATAAGGCAACTCTCATGTACATATGCTGAGGTCTTTCTACTGTAGTGCCATCAGGCATCTTTAGAAGATACATTTCAAACAAAGACCTCCAAGCAAAAAAGTCAAAGTTGTAATCGTTATTACTATTGATTGCATTATCAATATTTTCTTTACCATAACGTTTGATAATATTTATCATATCATCATTAATAACACCTGTTTTATTTAAGTCTTCCATAGTATCACAGAAACTTTCTTTTGTTTCTTTGTGATAAGAAGAAATTGAAACTACTGCAGCCAATCTTGAGTAGTCATAATGACTTCCTGTATAAGATGCAGCAATTTCTGCTATCAAATTATCAATTTGTTTAGAAGTAATTACACCTTCTGTAGGAACTGAAGTAATTACTTTAATAAAAATCTCATCAGAATTAACACTTAATCCTTTTGCAGCCTTCTTAATCCTATTGTGGATTTTAGTTGGATTAAAGGCTGTGATTTCTCCGTTTCTTTTTTGAATTTTTAATGACATAAGTTTTTATTTAAAAGTCTTCAGTAAATGTTAATGATTCGTTCAATTTTGCTTTTTGATACTCTGTAGTTCTTGATTCAAAGAAATTACCTTTAGTTTCTACTGCAATCTGTTCCATAAATTTGAATGGCTGTTCTACGTTAAAATGTTTTTTACATCCAAGTTTAACCAACAATCCATCTACAACAAACTCTAAATATTGTTTCATAAGATTGCAATTCATTCCAATCAAAGAAACAGGTAATGATTCTGTAATGAATTCTTTTTCTATTTCTAAAGCAGATAATAAGATTTCTTTGATTCTTTTCTCACTTGGCTTGTTTTCGATGTGATTATTCAAAAGATGAATAGCGAAATCACAGTGAAGATTTTCATCTTTGAAAATCAATGAATTAGCTAAAGAAAGTCCTGACATCAATCCTCTTGATTTCAACCAAAAGATTGAACAGAAAGAACCTGAGAAAAATATCCCTTCAACTGCAGCAAAAGCAATCAATCTTTCTTGGAAAGAGGCATTTTGAATCCAATCTAAAGCCCATTTAGCTTTCTTTTCAACAGCAGGTAATCTTTCAATCGCATTGAAGCATTCATCTTTTTCTTCTGAATTTTTGATATAGGTATCAATAAGTAAGCTATATGTTTCAGAGTGTATATCTTCCATTGCAATTTGCATTGAATAGAAAGACCTTGCTTCAGAATATTGAACTTCATTATAAAAATTCAATGCTAAGTTTTCATTTACAATTCCATCACTTGCTGCGAAGAATGATAATACATTTTTTATGAAGAATTTTTCGTTTTCAGACAGTTTCTCCCAATCACGGATATCATTAGTCAAATCTAATTCTTTTGTTGTCCAAAATGCATTCAAATGAAGTTCTCTAAAATTCCAAATGTCTTGGTGTACAATAGGAAATAATACAAATCGGTTTTTGCTTTCTGTTAAAATTTTCTCTTCCATGTTATTAATTTAGATTAAAAAGATTTCCATAGGGAAATGGAAATCTTCGGTTAAATTTTGAATTGTGTTTTTATAAATATAGAAAGAATTTTCAAAAAAGGGGATAAAAAAATTATTTAACTATTCATAAGAATTTGAATAAGATACAAGCGTATCATTTACAGTTTTTTCAGTCAAAAATTCTTCTTTGTTAAATTCTATTAACATATTACCATTATCAAATATACAATCTTCATATAGAATTCCTGCTCTTCCCATACGATTTTTTAGAATTGTAACATTTGCTTTATTTTGTGATTGTTGTTCCAAATCTCTTGCAAAAGACATAACAAAATGTGCTACTTTATACTTTCCAAAGTCACCGCCCATTTGTTCACCTGTAACTATTTTTGTATTCAAAGAACCTTTTGTTCCTTGAGTGAAGACCCAACATGCAAAATTCAATTCTTCTTTTCCGCAAAGTTTTTCTAAATCCCTTGCAATTTCAGTTTGACCTTCCCATTGTTTTTCATAATGCCTTTTAGATTTAATACAATCTATATAGTCAATAAGAACTAAGTCAAATTTTATCTTTTTCAATTCGCCTGTATCAGGGAAATAAACCCCTTGTTCCATTGCTCTCTTATATACCTTTTTAATGTCTTCTACAGTTGTTTCTGTTGAATCCATTGATAATGGTACTAAACACCCTCCGCTATTTCTTATTTTCTCTAACTTAGAATCTGTTTCTTTCATAACAGTTTTTCTGTTCTTTTTGTTAGAAGAAAAATTGATAGGTTTTCCAATTAACTTGGAAATATGCTTCATTTTGATTTGTTCAACAGTATCTTCAAAGAATATCTGAAGAACATTATAGCCAAATTTTGCACCGTTATTTGCAGTATGTGTGGCAAACGTGGTATTATGAGTTAAAATGAAATCATCTGTAACATAAAGACTATCTTCATTGGAAACTTTTATACAATAACACTCTTCTACACCTTCTAAAGATACTTCTTTAATATATTTACTTTTACTATATAAATTTCTTGGTTTAATTCTTTCTTGTTTTCTTTGAATATAAGATAATTTTATATCATCATTAAAGGTAAACGCAATATTATAAGAAATTTTGCCATCTTTTTTTTGACCTTTATAAGTATATTTTTTATTTCTTGCTCTTATTTTACCACAATGTCCACCTAACGATTTAATTAAATCTCTTATATTATTTATAAGGTTTATTGAAACTGAAGAATATTGAATACACCCACCTTTTCCAACATATCCATCAGAATCTATTAATCCTCTTAATAATTCTAACCTATCTTCAATAGAAGTAAACATATAACTATCAGGTATAAATTTAGTATCAGATTTTTTACCTAATAAACCTAATTCTCTTAAACAAGTTTTTATAGGATTTGCATATCCTTTTATACAAATGACTCTATAATCATATCTATCTTTATAATTTAAAGAACATCCTTTATTTAATTTTGAAGAAAATTCTTTTATAACTTCATCTTCATTACAAGAAAGAGTTATACTGCCATTTTCATATAAACAACCATCCCCTAATAAAACTCCTAATACATATGAATGAATATAATTATCTTTTTTACCATATTCAACTGCAGGAGTTATAGGTATTCTATTTTTTAATGCCTTTCTTTTACCATTATACTTTAAATCATTCATTATTTTTTCTAATGGTAAAGTAAACTTTTTATTTTCTTTATAAACAGTCCATAAATGTTCTTTACAACAATATGTGAAAGAATTATCATTCATTGTGACTTTATAGTATTCTTTTTGACCTTGAGGAAAAACACCTAATACTGTTTGAGGTTTACCATCAGAACCAAAAACTTTATCTCCAACTTTTATGTCTTTCATTAATTTATACCCATCAGGAGTATAAACTTTTGAAAAAGAAGGTTGAGCTTTACCAATTCCCGAAGGAGCAATAACCAAAGCAAATTCTCCATAGGCTAACCCACCATTCATATCAATATCAAGTGCTTCAATTCCTGTAGGAATAGGATGTCTTTCTCCTTCTTCTAAGTGTCTATAGTCACCTGCAACAAATGCCTCCAAAGGAGCTTCATCGTTCATTTGAACGATAGCTTCTGTCATTATTTCTGATATCTCAGAATACTTGTCATATTTTCCTTTGTTGATATAATTTTCAAGACATTTATTCCAAGAGGAAATAAGATTCTTTGTATTTATGAAACTGATAGTATTCTCTTGAACCCATTCGGAATCTTCCATAGAAACTTTTTCAATGTCTAAAAGGTATTGAAAAATCATTTCTTGTTCATATTCATTTTCCACTTTAGCTCTTACAAAAGAAGATATGGTATCATAGAAAGGTATTTTATTCTTAGAAGCATAATAGTTTTTCAAAAAGACAAAAATTCTTCTTGCCAAATCATTTGTGAAATGTTCAGCAGTCATTTTATTTATCATCTTTCTTCCGAAAGAATCATCTCTTAAAACACCATTCCCTTTTTGTTCATAAGTACCTATAAGATTCTTTAGAACTTTAAGTTCATAATCTTTACCAAAATAAGCAAGAGATTTGTCTTCAAAACTTTTCATAGAGTCTTTTTAAGATTGTGCTACAAACATATGAAATACATATCAGAAAACCAAATTTTTCACAAAAAAAGATAAAAAAATGCACCCTTTTGATGAGTGCATTTTCAAGAAAATATAAAATACAATTAAAAAAAATTACAATAACATGGCTTCTCTACTTATTTCTCTTTCAGAACTATTGACAAAATAGTTACAATTTTTTTCACGAATATTTAAAAAACGATTTTCATAATCATCCATATTCAAATATTCTTTGACAAGAGTTCTGATTCCTTTGAAATAGATTTTTTCCAATTTGAACATTTCAGATTCCAATCTTCTAACATCTTTTTCAATAGAAGCAATTTTGATATTATCTCCTGAATCTTCAATTTCACTTATATATTTTTTCAGCGTTTCAATTCTGAATTTCATGTTTGTGTGCTGTTCGCTAATCTTTGAGAATTCGCCAATATCACGGTATTCCAAAGAACCTTTTCCATCTTCATAAGAGGATTGAAATTTAATATTGAAATCCTTCCAAATAATTGCAATCGGAGGAGTGAAATCTTTTCCATTGTAAGAAAAATCATCTGCACTGATTGAATATCTGAAAATTTCTTTTTCTATATAATGAGCAGCTAATTTTGCTTCATTATTTGAAAGTGTGATTTCTTCCTCTTCAGTTAGTTTACCAAATTTCATTTTTTCATGTAGTACATCTACAGAATTGGCAAGTTCTTTCAAATCATAGAAATAGCCTTTTTGATTTCTGATAGGGGATTTCTTGTCGATAACTACAAAAGTGTAAGTATTTTTCTTACTATTAGCCCACTTATCAATTTCACTTTTATAAGCTTCATAATCCTGAGTTGCATCGCTTTCAACTTTTATCTTTTTGGAAGCATCTTTGACAGCCATAATTTGCCCCATTATAATCGATTTTTCATTACGTTGCATATCATAAAGATATTGCTCTGTACCATGTCTCAAAATCAATCTGAAGATATCAGAAACAGCTTCTCCGAGTTCAACTGATTCCCATGAATTTTCAAACAGTTTTGTATATTTCAAATAATCCATTGCAGTTTCACCATCTCTTAAAGAAATTTTCTTATCCAAGAAAGGATTTAGATTATAAGGTTCGAAAAAAGGAGAATCAAAATGTCTTTCTGCAGGTCTGATATTTCCATAATTATCTGTTGCAGTTACTACCTCGTTATTATAAAGTAATTTAAAAGTAAAACGATTCGGTTTTCTTGAGTAATCTCTCATTTATTAAATGTTTTTAAAAAGGGTTTAAAAAAATATTTGATATTTTTTGACTTGTAATTAATAAAATCTAATAATCCGCTTTCTTTCATTTTTTCTACCATCAAAGTTGAATCTTTAGGAACAAACTTTTCTTTAGAGAAAAAACCAATTTCATTCAAATTATTAATACATTCTTCTGTGATAAATTCTTCATTTGAGAGGTCTACAATTCTACTGTTTATTTTCAATATATCTTTCCCTTGTAATCCATCAGTAATTCCTTCTAAAATATTTTGTTTTATTTTCTTTAGAACTGTTGTATCTGATTCGTTAATAATCTTACATTGTTCTAAAATATCTTCTATTTTAAGAGGCTTCTTTTGAATGTCAGGGAAGCAATTAAATAAACTTGTTTCTTTTACACCTTTTACATTTTTTATCTCATCTGAATTGTCACCACAGATTGTTTTTATTAATATAATATTTTCATAAGGAAATCCAAATATTTTTTTGAAATTTTTATGGTCTATTATCAAATTTTTTCTTATCCCTTCTTTTTCATATCTTTCAACTACTCTTGTTTTATATTTAAAAGACTTGTTTAAGTAATAGATGTCAACCATTGAAGAGATTTGGCTTAATATGTCAAAATCACCTGTTACTATTGTAACTCTTTCATTTGAAGATTTTCTTCTAATATATTCGGCTATGATATCATCAGCTTCAACACATTTATCTTCATAAACATTGCAGAAATATGATAGATATTCTTTTAAAGCAGTTTTTTGATAATTAAATTTAAAAGATTTTTCTTTTTCAAATTCAGTTTTTTCCTTTGTATGTCTTTTTAATTTATACTCAGGATAAACTTCCCTTCTCAAAGAACCACTTTTTTCTCCATCAAAAACTATTTTTAAATGAGAGTATGAATCTGAATCAAGAATAATCCTCAATTTCAAAAGAAACAAATAGATTCCATTGAAATTCTTTTTATATTCTTCAGTAGAAATCGTTGCTTCAAATGAATTTTTTAATAAAGAATTACCATCGACCAATAAAGTTTTCATATTAGAAGTTTAAAATGTCATCGCACCAAATTGGAGTTTTTTCTCCCATGTAAGCTCCACTAACATTGTAATCAAAATATTCAAAAGCCTCTTCTTCTGACATATCTTCCATTAGAATTTCTATACATTTGGCTATAGAGTAAATAAGCCTCATAGATTTTTCTTCTACACCTAATATGGCATTATTAAACCCATCAGCAGAAAGGAATTCTTCATCAGGATATTTTTCTAATATTTCTGCTAACATAATTTTTATTTTTAATAGTTATTGAATAATTGTTCCACGTGGAACATAATACTATTTAGTAATTCTTTTTCTAATAGTATATTCTACCAAACCTTTTTCGATTTCAAATTTTCGATTTGAGGCAATAGATTGCAATGCCTTGAACTTAGTGTTCAAATCGTAATAAAGTGTCGTGAGAAGCTCATTTATTTGATTGAAGGGCATAATTTCAGTTAAACCTCTCAAGTTATTCATATGAATGGTTGAAGATTTTGAAGATTGTTTATAATCGCTCAAATTATTCTTTCTCCAATTTTCATCTGCAACTGAAAGTTTGTTCTCAAGAACAGATTTTGCAATTGATTTTGCCATTCCTACGGTTGTGATATAAGCAGCGACACCCATTTCGTCTGCAGAAATATAATCTAAATCAGAATCTGAATTGTGCATAACTTTATCATTATAGTTTGCAGCTTCTTCAAAAATGTTTATTAAAGTTTCGAGTACTTTGTTACTAAAATCTCCATCAGCAAGACTTTTTCCTCTTAGGAGTTGATTATTTATTTCATATAATGACATAATAAGAAAAATTTAAAAGCTCACCTCGAAGATGAGGTGAGCGTGGTTAGTTAAAAATTCATGAATTAAAACGGTAGGTCTTCATCATCTGCAGAAGAGGAAGCTTTTTTGGATTTCTTAACTCCTTTTTCAACTACAGTATCCTTTGGAGTTTCCAATACTTCATTTTTTGTTGGAGTGAAATCTTCAAAATCTTCATCAGAATCATCAGAACCTTCTTTTTTGAAATTTGGAACAAACAATCCAATTTTATCATTTTTCAGATATTCAACTTCGAATCCCATTTCTCTAAAGAAAGATTTCATTTCCTTTTGAAGACTTGGAATTATAAGATTATTAGCCTTTTCTACAAAAAACTGAATGATATCTCCATTGAAACCTTTTTTGATTGCAAATTGAAGTGCATCATTGTATTCTTTTGCATCACCCTCTTCGCAAAGGTGGTTGCGGTCTTTATCGTAGTTGTAGTATAAAGGTTTTACTTTTTTACGATAGTAACCATCCCTAAATTCACTCATCATTACTGCAGAGATAATAGGTTTACCATCTTTCATTTTTGGTTCTTTGAAATTTGTTTCAGGTTTCATTTCTGTTTCAAATTTCAATTGAATTGGAGTTTTTAAAGAATCAAGTCTCATAATACAATCAAGCCAATTGCGAGTTGCAGTTGAGAAAGATGAGTTGATTCTATAGATTTGTTTGTTATTGAAATCAACCATATCAAAATACAACTTTTCAGTTTTTTGATTAGTTGAAACAATGATGTCAAGTTTTTGTGACATGTTATAAATAACACCATCTAAACTTGAAACTGTGGGGGCATCAGCAGGAAATGTGCCATAAGCAACTTTACCATCGTTTTCAGATAAAATTCTCATGTTTCTTTCGTGCTGTTTTAAGTAGTAAGCATTCTCTCTATCTGTAGGATTTTCGAGCCATTTAGATAGGTGCTTATTGTACTTATTCATCAACTTTTTATGTTCAGCTTCTGCACGGAGAAAATCTTCTTCATTTTCAAAGTAATCTTCGGTTGGCGCATTCATGATGAAACTGCGTTCAACTTTGAAAAAGTTATCTCCGTTCTTTGTATAAACTTGAACATTGTAGTTTTCAAACCCTTTGAAAGGGGATTCATTTTTTTTGCTACCTTTTGTAGCATTTGGATTTCCTAAAGCCATAAGTTGTAAAAAATTTAAGTTGTTTATAATTGTTAAGTAGTATAATCATCACAAAGGTAATGATTTTTTTTATTAAGTTGCAATAAAAACTAATATTTTTTTTAAAAAGTTTTTCTAACATCAACGTCAGAAAAAGTGTCATTAATATCCTTATAAGTCAAATTGTATTCCTTTGGAGTTTCGTCTTCCATATTTTCCTCTTCTTCAGATTGCTTTAAAGTCTTATTAGAAATATACATATCTTTATTTGTACCATTTGCCCAATAATCTGTCAACTGTTGAGTATAAGGATAAGATGACATTGAACGAAGCATTAACTGCTCATAAGGAGTTGGTGTTCTTTGAACAAATTGCTTGTTCATGTTTTTTTCCAATTCACTTACTTTGTTTAATAAAGTTTCATTTGCTTGAAGAAGTTTCTCAATATAATCATTTACTTGACTTCCTAAACCTTCAACTTTGTCATCTAATTCTTCAACAGTATCTTCTGCTTTTTTTACTCCACTGACAATATCTGTAACATCTACTTCAACCTCATCTTCTTCAGTTCCACCTGTTGCACTCATATCAGGCATAGGAGCTGCACCCATATCAGGCATAGGAGCTGCACCCATATCAGGCATAGGAGCTGCACCTTCGGCAGGAGGTGTAGCTCCTGCAGTAATTGCATCAAGCTCACCTGCTAATGCTGTATCTTCAGCAGTTGGGTCTGCGTCTTGTTCAGTTAAAGTTTCATCTTTAAATGGATTATACATGCTTTCACGAACACCGTATTCGGAAATAACGAACAATCTTTTGCTTATTTTGTCAATGTCTAAATTTCGCATATTAGAGTAGTAATTCTCTTCCATCCTCAACGACAAGTTTCTTTTCAACATGTTCGATGATTTCGTTAGATTTTTTGTTAATTTTTTTACTTTTTACTGTAGCAGTCTTAGTTTCTTCTTTTGTTCCTTCAGGATTCAAAAAGTTATCAAATGCTGCTTCTATTTTTTCCTTTTCCATAATTTTACAGGTTAAATCCATACTTATTTCTAAATAATGCAACTGCATTCAAAGATGGTACATCTTGAGGGTATTTGTAGTTAGTTCTTTTATCAGGAGTAACGCATAATCCATAAGGAAAAACACGACCAATAGTTGAAGTGCAAGCCATTTTTTTATTTTTTAACTGTTAATTGTTTATTATAAATATCAAAGACTTATAAAAAACACACTAAAAATCTATCTTCGATATCAAATTTTTCTTGAATTTCATCTTCGATTTCCACTTTTTGGTTAAAAAGTTTATTTTTTAAGCTGTAATTAAGATGGGTACTTAATTCTAATGATATACCATATATATTTTTGAAGTTCTTTATATAGAATATATTATTTCTCAAAAGTATAATTGTTTGTGGACTCAAATCAAGCTGTGGATTAGGATTCAGTAGTAAATCTAT